AACGAGTCCACTTGGGTTCGTCTAGTCCGATAACTGTGCTAACAATCCAAACTGTCCACATTACGGATTCTCCTTGATCCAAACACATTCACTAATATCTTCAGGCGTGTTGTACATACGTTTACACTGTTCATAAGGATGACTATAACTGCCTAGTACTAGTCCAACTCCTAGTCCAGTTAAGATACCTCCTAACCAAAATGCTTTACTCATCCTTGTGGTGCCTTGTGCTGTGCAACACCTGCTGCCTTTGCTAGTTCTGAAAAGCGATCAGCAACCTGTCGCATTTCTGCTTCCATAAGTTTGTCTCGTTCTCCAAAACTTCTTGCCATATTGTGTAGCAAGATAACCATATCACCATCTGTTAATGGTTTACGTCCTTCAGGTAATGTTGACATTTTCATTCTCCGCTTGTGCAACACGTTTACGCAGACCGCTGGTGCTAAATCTGTGATCACGTTTGTTAAAGTGTAGTTCAATACCACGTTTTCTACAGACGTCCTTGCCTGTAAATTCTTTTTCTCTGTATTCCTCACCTAGAAATCGCACATCAACTTGGAATAGTTCTAGAATATCAATAACATCTTCTTCAGTTTGATAAGGTACAATCTCGTCGATGAACTTGAGAGCGTTAAGTTGTGCATAACGCTCTACAAGTGTTTGTACTGGTTTGTTTTTTTCTGTAGGACGATCTATTGTAGGATCTGTTTGTAACCCTACAATAAGATAATCACAGTTTGCTCGTGCTTCACGCAACATACCAATATGCCCTGCGTGTAGCAAATCAAAAGCACTAAATGTAATACCTACTTTCATACGTCACTCCATAATTAACTCTAACACTACTATTTAGATTTGTCAACCCCAATCAAACAAACTATTGAATGTTGTATTTTGTTTTGTGCTTTCTAAATCATACTTCAAAACACCGATCAAGTTATCTAGTTTGTTGTCAATGATGACTTCTTCCATTGCATCACCGTCAAATGGCAGTTCCTTAAACCAGTCTGGAATACGTAGCTCATCTGTTGGATAAGCAACACTTGTATACCCTAGTGGATTTGCTTTTAGTTTACAAACAATAACTTTCATACCATCAACAATCTCTTGCGAGTACTTGTCACCATTCATACGCTTGAGTGTATTCCAGTTAATACTTGCTCGAACATGTCCGGGCATGTTTGCTTTGCCTTGCTTTTCTTCGAGACGCTGATAATGTCCAATTTTGTTTGCACGTTTAGGCGAACCCTTCTCAAAACCTGGACGTTCTTTAAACTCACGTCTAAATTCTGTAATACTGTCTAGTAGTTCTTTTTCAGGTTTTAGATCCAACACCATGTCCAGCAAACTTTTCAAATAGTCTTGCATAAACACCGGCGTATCACTACGCTTTAGATCAAGACCCATTGCTTTAACTTTGCCTAGTTTACCGTCTTTGTCTGTTCTATCACCTTCTAAATCATACACACGTACTGCATAACGTTTCTTTGTAATGAACAACCCTGTATCGGCAACAACTTCACGTCCTGCTGCAATTACTTCACTGCGTGGTCTTGGACAATGAAATGCACGTTTCATAAAGTCTGGGAATGTTGTATTAGCTTGTTCACACAACTGGTCATACAGTGTAATGACATTGTCTTTACCCCAGGGTATACTGCCTGCTTTGATCTCGTCTTTTAATACAGGATATGCACTAAAGTATACTGAGTCAGTGTCGCCGTAAATAATAGCTTTACCAACATGATCATACTCGCCTGTAATGATCTTATTAACTTCGGCTGCCATGTGTTTAGCAATCTGTCTACCAGTAAGTGTAGTACTCTGTCCTATCCTTTTGTCAAAAAATCTGCAACCAGGATTAAGAATGGCCCCGTAAAGAGAGTTAAGATTAATCTTTTTAACCAGCTGTCGCTTGTCCCAAAACGCAATCTCAGTAGCATTGCCTGCTTCGATTGCTTTCTTTTTCTTAGCTTGTAGTTCTTTTCGTTCTGCATACCACCTCTTGAGTAGACCTGGTACTACTCCTTCAATTTCCCAAGTAAAAATAGTACCATTAGCACTGAGCATCCACGGTTGCTGACTATCAAAAATCAACTTATAAATCTCAGCACCGCTTAATACGTGACTGGTACCGTCTTCCAAATCCAGTGTTAGTGCAACATCTTTGCGTTGCTCCATTACGGCATCGTATTCAAGTGTGCCAAATTTGCCTTCCCAAGCACCTGCAAATGATTTCTTTTCCAATGTTGTTGCATTGTGCAAAAACTCATCTGTTAAGTCTGGACGAATTTGACCGATAATAGTTTCTGGTGCCATGTTCATTGCACGAATGATACTTGGATACAGACTGTTCAAGTCCATTGAACCAATCCATTCATGCACACCTTTTTTAGGAAACGCAACATAAGCACCTGCTGCCGCAGTATTGCCTTCGTGTTCTCGTCTGTTAGGAACCTGCAATCCTCTGTTATGAGATTCGTTAATGATTGCTTGTTCTGTAACAGCAACAGCACCCATAGTTGTTTGTAGCAACACTGTATTATCGTGTGCAATTTCGTTAGCAAGATCGATAAAACGCAACTTCTTGTCAATCTTGTCAAGTAGTGCAACGTCTTGTCTGTTGTATTCGATAAACTTGCGAAAATCGTTGTTATAAAGTTGATCAAGTGTGCCTTCGTACACAGTCTTGTTCTCACCAACTTCCATTTCGCCGATAGCATCCAATCGATATGTATGACGTTCTTCATAAGTGTACTTGCGATACAGTTCGAGATAGTCCATATGCACACGCCCAATAGTATCAAACGTTTCGGCAGTTTTGCCAAACTTTTCATACTCACGTCTTTTAGGTAACTGACCCCACAAGCAAAAACGTCTTGTATCATCTTTGCTTAGTACACGAGCAACACGGTTTACAGTGTACGGAATATCATAACCTTCGCTGTTCCAGCCACTGATAATATCTGCATCTTCAATAACATCAAGGAATGCTTGTAGCATATCACCTTCGTTAGCATACAAATAAGTGTTATCAAAATCTTTGACTTCTTCTTGTGCTTGCTCCATGTTTAATGTTTTAGGAGGAAGTGCAAATGTAATAAGTGCATCCAGCCATTGCAAGTGTACAGTAATAGCAGTAATGGGCATGAACGGATCGCTTGGATCAGCAAAGCCACGCTCTGGATCAAAGTCAGTCTCAATGTCGAAAAATGCAACGTTTAGTTTAGGTGCATCTTGGTTAAGATAGTTTTCACTTAAACATTGGAAAATTGGATTTACATCCGATTCAAACATTTTCTTGCCTTTATTAATGGCAAGTTCTTTTCTAAAGTCTTTGGTATTTTTACATACCACACGTACTAGTGGATCGCCAAAAATGCTTTTGTACTTGCCTTTTTGGTCCTCATAATAAAATGTATATTTTGCTTGATAGTCTTGATAATGTCTTTTACCATCACGTCTTTCAACCACGTGAATAATATCAGCATCTCTGTCAAAAAATCCGTCTACATACGGCATCTAATTCTCCTTGTTGTTTACTGGCCAACTAACCTTCTACTTGCTCGTAAGTGAGCGACTCTAAAATACTTATTACCACCAACCCATTGCAACACCAAATCCGAATACATTTACAAATCCGAAATATGTTGTTAACATCATAGGCCACGCTAGTGTTCTTCGATAATAGCCATACACTGCTGTAACACTTCCTATAAAAAAGAACGGATATACCACACGCATATCAGGTGCATCAGCATTAAGTGCTAGTGTTAAACTAGCACCTACTGTGAATATAAAACTTATTAATTCAAAGAAAAAAGCAATTTTATCTGAATGATAACTACTTGCCCAAAAACTTAAAATTTTGTTCATTTATCATAGCCAAGTGTGGTGATAAGTGTTTCGAGATCATCAAATGCATCATAGTGCTTATCCCAATCACGTTTTTGTGCAATTTTAATTGCTTTGTTAATCAAAGCTGGTTTTACGTTTAGTTCTTCTGCTACTGCTTTTACAGTATCTTTAAGTCCTGCTTGTAGATCTTCTACTTCTTGCAGTACAGTTACACCTTCTTTTACTAGACGTTCTAGTTTGGCCTTTTCTTCAGGCCCGTATACACGATCGCTCATAGATCATTACTCCTTATTGTTGTGTTAAGTATAAGATAAATTTACAGAAATGTCAATAATTTATTGTATGCCAAGTGATGCTCTTTCAGCATCACGAAGAGCTTGATCTGACAGTGTTGAAAGCAATGTGTTAGCAAATCTATTAAATTCGGTAAAGATAATACGTATTAGTATTACATCACTTCCTTCGCTTGAATTTGCTCTTTCTGATAGTGTGCTTCGTACACGAGAAATCATACGGTTTGCAGCCGCAAGATCATTGTCGCCGGGCTCTCTATCAGATTCCCAAATGCTACTCATATCTTCGTTGTCAAATAATGCATTTAATGCTTCTCTAACATCTGCTCTAACATCTTCAAGATTTTCTAATTCATCAAGTCTTTGTAGATTTTCGTCACTGATTATTTCGTCAATGCCTGACACAATACTATTTACAGCCTCTGTTACTTCAGGAGAAACATCTTCGGCTGTGTTAGGATCTATAACACTGTTTTGTCCCCATTGTCTAGCCAATCTTTCTATATCTGCATCATCTAAATCAAATGCAATAATGTCAGCTAATAAATCGCCGTCGTAGTAATGATCAACTCTCTCAAATGTTTGTTGATCTGTTATACGATTTAAATATCCAAGCAATTCTTCTTCTGGGCTATCGCCGGCAACTAAATCACCTACAGTAGCAACAACACTTCTATCAGATCTTAAAACTTCGGTTAAGAAATTAGCATATGTCTTTGGTGCTGCTAGTGGTACACTATCAAGCTCTCTAATAATAATTGCAAATGCAGTATTATCTAATGTACCTTCGTGTGCATCTCTTACTGTGCTACGATCTCCTATTACACGTTCTAAAGGTCTACGCACTTGTTGGAAAAATCCAGGATATATTTCGTCAACATATAAATCTTTAAAATTAGGTAAATCGACTAATTCTCTTGTTGCTTCAAAAACCATTTCTTCGTTACCCAAGAAACGTTGTATATATTCTTCTGCTTCGTCACTTAATTCAAGAGGTTCTTCTCCTTCTGGAATAAACCCATCAAAATCACCTTCATTTTGATACAGCGGATCAAAATAGATATTTGCTGCTCTATTTTCATCATCTGGAGAAGTTCCTACTAAAAATCTAATGTCACTGTCAATTTCGTCAATGATCATACTAGTTGGATCAGCAGCACCAAAAAGTATAATTCTATCAACTATAGCTCTTAATCTAAACATACCAATAGTAGCTAAATCAGTGCCTTCAAACGGAACATCACCTACATAGTATCTATGCATAAACGGAGCATATCCATTCATAACTTCAACAAATCTTGCGGCAGCGGCTGCTTGTTGTCCTTGTGTTGGTTCAACAAATAAATCAGGAACAGTTGCACCCGATTCTGTAACTGCTACACGTAGTACTGTGTCTTCTTGTATTCTTCCGTTAACATCAGGATCAATTGATATAGAACTGTTTGGTCCTAGTGTGCTTGAAATTATATATTCGTTGCCGCCGATGCTTGGTACATCAGATGGAATTGTAACAGTTATAGAATCTTGGTCGCCGAAGTTAATTGTTGAAAAAAATCTTTCAGGAGCAATTCTTCTAATAGCTCTTAGATATCTTACAACATAAAGATCGTAATCTGCAGAACTTAATTCGCCCAATGCAACTTCGTCCATTGTTTCGCCATTACGTTGTGCAGAAAAATTATCTCTCCAGTAATCTTCTAATGCATCGTAATCCAATGCATTTCTCAAAGTTGCATAAACCTCGCCTATAGCATCTTCATCTGTGCCAGGTCCGTCAACTGCATCATAAAAACGTTGAGCTGCACTTTGAATATCGTTGCTGCTAAGGTTAACAGTATCGTTTTGACGTCTAGCTGCTGCATCTTCAGCAGCATCAGTTGCACGTTGCTGTGTAAGTTGTTCGTTGTTGTTAAATGCTATTGTTGCAATTGTTGCAAAGTGTAGATACAATACTTTCCAAAAATCTGTTGGTTCCCAACGTGGAAAATTTCCCATCCATTCTGGCCATACAGTTAACTGAACTGAACCAGCAGCAACTCCTTGTTTTTCTGCCATCATTCTTACAAGGTTTTGATAGTTAGCACCATTCTGATCTGATGCTTCGATTGGAAAGTTTTCACGGAATACGTTTGCTTCGGCTCTATTATACCAAGTAAAGAATTGATCACCTGACGGTGCTGCTCTAAATATGTATTCAGTAAGCCAACGTTGTATTTCAGCTAAACGCTGTTGACGATTTTTTGAAAATGATCCATCTTCTCTACCATAAATTCTGTTGGAGTAAAAAGTAAGTATAGAGATCCATCCACTTTCGCCGATACCACTAAGGAATGTTTGTGCGTCATTAACAGTATTAACATCTTGGTTTACTAATTGACGACTAAATGCCCAATTTCCTAAATCAACTGCTTCTACGTTTTCTTCAGGATCATCTGCTCTTATTAATAATCCTTGTGGATCAAGTTCTGCTCTGAGCCATTGTTGATCTTCGTGACCAATACTGTTGTTTACTTCTAATTGTTGCGACGGTGCATTGGCTCTAGTTGAAGCAAGTTGAGCATTTATACTTTCATGCCATGCTCTAACAGCTTGATCCATAGCAGGCGACCAAACGCCATCTTCAGGGCCAGTCCATGCCATGCCACGGTCAATACTCCAAACAGCTTGACCGTTATTAAATGTAAGTTCTCCACCTACTAGTCTGTGTCTTTTTAGTTGACGCTGAACTTCAATTACTAGATTTGTATCAGTAGTTCTGCGATCAACTACGTCACCTGGACGCATGTTTGCCAGTGTTGTTTCAACTAGTAATATGTCAAGTAACTTCATTTATAATCCCATTTTTTTGTTTAGTGCATCTAATAGTCTAGATTTTATATCGTCGACTTCTTTACTTTCGCCTTTGGCACGTTTTGTAGCTACTGCATACATTACACTTTCTGCATCATCGCCATAACGATCCTCAAAATCACTTTTGTGTTTTTTAAGTTTTTTGACATTAGCTTCTCTGCTGCGTTTTTCGCCGCCAGTTAACGCACGTTCATTTATCATTGCTTCTAATGCTTCTACACGCTTTTCTAATTCAGCGATGCGATCAGAATCTGATTTTTCTTCGTCGCTGCTAGGACCAAACGTATTATGAACTAGGTCGTCAAGATCAGTGTGGAATTTGTCTTCTTCCTCATCACTTGCTTCGCCGACTAGTTTATCTTTTAGTGGGTGTTTAGTACGTCCAGGTTCTGCTTTTGGCATAGGGTCTTTGCCTTTTGCTTGTCCTGCACTTCCTGTGCGTTGTGTTTCGTCTATACGTACACCTGCTAGTGCAGCAAAGTCTGCTACACTATAGTTACGATCTATTTGTAATGAACCTTCTAACACTGACGCACTTTCGTTAATATAGTCGACAGTTTCACTTGCGGCAACAGGAGCCTGGCTACCGGCTTGTGCTTTTAATCGTGCAATATCTTCTCTTGGATCTACAGGATCCATAGCAAATAGTTTGTGTTGTAGTGCATTAAAGTCCATTGTTTCTCCTTATTTTTTAGGTACGCAATTTGGAACTTGTTTTCCGTTCTTCTCTTTCATACCAATTTGTTCGTAGCCATCCCAGCATGGATCGTCGTCCTCTTTTACTGATTTAGCTTTTTTTTCCATAAACTTAGCCTTTAATGAACCTTTGTATTCATCGAACTGCTCGTTAGTTAATGTTGGTTTGAAACGTTTTGGTTTTGCAGATTCTGGCATCATTGGCTGACCCATGTTTTGGTCATAATCCATTGCATGGTATACACTTGAAATGTAATCTGCTGCTTTTGTAATTTTTGCTTGTTGCCAGCCTTCGATGCCTTCTGCTTCACTTACGCCTTTTAGCATGTCGTGTAGTTTAATTGCATATTTTGCTAGTTTGTATAGATCTGCTCGTGCCATTTGCACTTCGTGATCACGTTCAGCACGATCGGCTAGATCTGCTAAACCTTCTTTGATTTTATCTGTCATTATAATGCTCCGAATATAGTATACTAATACTATTTATCAGTTAGAGCATTATGACTTCTTCTTCTTCTTCTTTTTAGGACCGCCCATTAAGTTATCACTGTCTAAGCCATTTGCTGGAATACGTCTCTGTA